AATATTCATACCTACTGTTACAGCAGCAGATTCAGAACCACTGCCACCAACTGTAATACCCCCATTTGTAGCACTTGCCACAGTAGATACATAGTTTCCACTAGTGTTTGTGCCTAATGTTATTGTTCCACTTAAAGAACTAACAGGATAATTTGTACAATTAGATAAATTACCCGAAGCTGGTGTTCCCAAAGCAGGTGTTACTAATGTAGGACTTGTTGCGAATACTAAAGATCCTGTACCTGTTTCATTACTAATAACACCTCTTAATTGATCAGAAGTTGTTGCAGAAAAAACACTTAAATTATTACTCGTATAAACACCATTAGTTACTGTAGCAGCATTACCAGTACATGAACCAGAAGAACCAGATGTATTCCCAGTTACATTGCCTGTCAGATTTCCTGTCACAGATGTAGTTGTTAGTATTCCACTAGAAGGGTTATATGTTAAACCACTATCAGTTTCAATTCCTTGTGTCCCTGTTGTTCCATCTATAAATGTTAAATAAACGGTCTCATCAGTAGAATTATTTGCTGTAGCAGTAATATTAGTTGATGTAGTTGATGTATCAGCATTCCCAGTTAATGCACCTATAAATCCTGTTGCTGATACATTCCCAGTAACAGTAATTCCATCTGAAGTTGTTTCAAACTTTTTTGTATTATTATGATGTAAATCAACAGAAGAAGCTCCATTAAAAACTGCCATAGTTTTTGACCCTGTACCATTTTGAAAAGTTTGTGTGCCAGATCTATAAAATATTGTACCAGTTCCAACATCATCTATATAACTATTATTACTATCATGATATATTTGTAAGTCTGGTCCATCACCTAATGAAAGTTTTGTATTATCACTTAATTTTAAAGAATTACTAGAAAATGTTAAATCAGAACTTGATTGTAATGTAGATCCTCCATATAATATTTGATTATTTGTAAATGATGTAGCACCTGTTCCTCCATCACCAACTGCTAAAGTACCTGTTATACTAGACGCTCCTAAATCAATTGCTAATTTATTACTTTCAATTACAGCACCTCCATTAGATTTTAAATCAAGCGCCATGACAGCAGATGATGCTGTTAATCCATCTCCAGCAAATTTATTTGCTATATCATCTATACTTTCTCTTTTAGTTGGAGCACCTGCTGTTCCTTCATCTGAAAAAGCAATGAAATCACCACTAGTAATTGTTTCTTGAGATAAATTATTTATATCTAATGATAATGTATTACCTGATTTTTCTAATCCACCACCAGCTGTTATCTGACCAGCACCTGAAAATTGTGTAAATGTTAAAGCATGTGTTCCAATTGTATCAGAAGAATCATCATTTGTACATACAAATCCGTGGTTACCATTTACAGTTCCTTGACTTACAAAGGTAAAATCTGAATTAGCTTTTAATCCTGTTGTCATATCAGTAGTTCTAGTCCAACTACCACCATCAACACATAAATATATACCATTTTCAGAACCTGTGCTTTGATCTTTCACTAATACTCTATCATCTGCTGAAACTGAAATGCCATCAATAGTTTGTTGATTAGATAATGTTATATTTGCAGTTGTAGCTACTTTACATGAATTTTTTAAATGTAATCCTTGTGCAACAGAATCAACATATGCTTTAATACTTTGTTGTGTTGCTAATTTATTGGCAGAATTACTTGCCATATTATCTTCATCTAAAATTGCTGTTCCTGATACACCTACATTCAATACAGGACTAGTTAAAGTTTTATTTGTTAGACTCTGTGATCCTGTTAATGTTGCTACAGTAGAATCTATATTAAAAGTAATAGTATTAGATGAACCCACTGAATCTATACCTGTTCCACCAGCTAATGTTAATGTTTCTGAATCAAGATCTATATTAAGTGCTCCACCTGTATCTCCTTGAAAATCTAAATCTTGCGCTGTAACTTGACTATCAACATATGCTTTAATAGATTGTTGTGTTGCTAAGTGTGTTGCTGAATTGCTCGCCATATTATCTTCATCTTTAATTACAGTACCACTTATATCTCCTGCTGAAGATATACTTAATCTTAAAAAACTAGAATTTGATGAAGGATTTCCAGAATCTAATGCTGTACCAGTATAAATATTTAATGACATTGGAATGGTAGTAGATGTAATTGTATCATCCACTATTCCTTTAATACTAGCACCTACGGGTGTTCCATGTGATGTTTTACCGAAAAATTCAATATTTCCAGCAACAGAAGAAGCGGGTATATTACCATCACTTGCACCAGTCCTTTTTAATGCTAATCTTGCTCCGAAATCACTATTACCAGTTGTATCTGTAGATCTTGTTATTTGATTATATCCGACAGACGTGATAAAACTTCTAGTTTGAATATCTCCATCAGTAATTATTTGACCTGTACTCGCAGTTATTGATAAACCATTGCTATCATATCCTTCACCTATTTTAAAAGTTGTTCCGTCAAATGTTAAATCACTAGATCCACCAAATGAATTACTATTATTAAATTGTATTTGAGTATTCGAACCTCCTGGAGTACCTGATTGACTATCTACATATGCTTTAATACTTTGTTGTGTTGCTAATTTTGTTGCTGAATTACTCACCATATTATCCTCATCTAAAATAGCAGTTCCTGATATACCTATATTTAATATAGCACTTGTTAAAGTCTTATTAGTTAATGTCTGTGATCCTGTTAAAGTTGTTACTGTAGAATCTATAGCAATATCATTAGCATTAGCAGTTATACCAGTTCCTCCTATAACATTTAATGTAGCATCACCCGTATCTGCACCACCTGTTAATCCTGTTCCAGCAATAACACTCGTGATATCTCCACCCCCCCTTGTTAATACAAAATCTATCGTTGATTTACCTGATATATTTAATACTACCCCACTTATTAAAATTGTACTAAATTTATAAACATTATTAGTTAATGAAACATATGAAGCATTTAACGATATAGCATCTATATTATTATTTGATATGTATATATACTTAATATTATCTCTAATTTCATTAAAAAATGATGTATTATCTTTAGAATTAGAATCTTCTTTATGTATATATATATCATAATTATCACTACTAGTTAAAGAAGCAGATATATTACCAGTTGAAGTATTTGAATTAATATTACTATTATTAATAAAATTATATTCAAAATTAATACCTGACACGAAAGGTTCAGTAGGAATTATTTTATTATTCATTTATATATTAAATTATAAATTATTATAAATTTTCTACAATTCTTTTTGCTAATGAGGATTTATTACCAGAATGTTGTAAATTCATTTCTATACATTTATTTTTTAATTCTTTTACAGATAATTTCATATATTCTTCTAATTTATTATTATCTTCATCACTTAATTCATTTAAATCATCCATATTTAATTCATTATCTGATGAACCATTATCTGATGAATCATTATCTGATTCAGTATCATTAACTTCTGATACTTCATCATCTTCTTTATAATTAATAGGTATTAAATCTGGAATAATAATATTATTATTATTATCATTATCATTAATATTTCCGAAAATATTATTATTTTTTATAGGTTCTTTATTATTGAAATCATGTGATTGAATTTCTTTAACATTATCTTTTAAATCATTATTTGAATTTATTTTGGGTATTTCATTATTGATAATATTATCAGATGATTTTGAAATTTTAGGATTTACTTTATTTATAATATTATTATTAGATTTAGGAATTTTAGCATTAATATTTCTAGGAACTATACTTTGAGGCATTTTACTAAAAAATTTATGTAATTGTAAATGAATATTATCAATTTCTTTAATAATCATAGAATTTTTATTAGTTAAATCTTCAAATTGTAATTTAATTTTTTTAAATTCTAAATAAAAATATAAACTCAATAAAACTATAACAATAATTAATAAAATTATAGGCATATTAGATTCAAATTTGAATGCTGGCATTATATTATTTTAATTAAAAAAAAAGGTTAATTTAAACTTATTTTTTATTTTATATAATTATATATATATATATGGATAATACTTTTTTTAATTTAAAATTAGATTTAGAGCCGAATATTATAGATATGATTTATGATATATTAAGAATGTCAACTATACAAATAATAGCACAATTAATGTTTTATATGAATAATGATTCATTACCATTAATAAGTGAAACATTTATAAAAACATTTACATTTATTAATATTGGAATAATAGTTTATTATTTATTAATAAGAAAAATATTCAGTTTTGTATCAGCAGATTATTTAAGAGTTACTGATGATGTTTATACACATACACCTCCTATGACTAAATCAGCAACAAGCAACTTACCTAAAGCACCTGCTATAAATCCTAAATTAACATCTTCTGAAACATCTATATCAACACCAGTAACAGTACCAGTACCAACTATAATTTCTAAAACAAGTGTAACACCAAAAATATCTAATAATAATCCTAATAATCAAACTAATACTTCTTTATAAATAATATTAAACATATTTAAAATAATAATAAATATTAGAATTAAATGGAACAACAACAACCTAAAAAAAGAGGTAGAAAAGTTGGATCTAAAAATAATAATAATAATAAAAAAGAATGTGTAAAAGCACCTCCTAAAAAAAGAGGTAGGAAACCTAATAAAAAAATAATTACAAATAATAATCCTGTATTTGCTAATGATAATTTAAATGTAGATGATTTAATTATTAAATTAAATAATGATAAAAAAGATAATGATATTAATTTATGTTTAAATTTTGATGATAAAGAAGAAGAATATTTAAAAAATAATGATAATTGTCAATTATGTTGGAATTGTTGTCATGAATTTCATAATATAGTTCACGGATTACCTATTAATTATAATAATGAAGTCTTTCATACTATTGGTAATTTTTGTTCTATAGAATGTATGTCTAGATATGCTGTAGATAATATGAAAGATGATATATATGAAATTTTACCACTCATTAATTTATATAATAATAAAATAAATAATTGTATTAAAAAAGTAAAATTAGCACCTAGTAAATTATTATTAAATATTTTTGGAGGTCATATGACTATAGATAATTATAGAAATAATAATATAATGTATGATTTAAAAATACCTATTATAATACCTGTAAATTATAATATTAATAAATATAATCTTAAAAATAATAATAATTTAACAGATTTAAAATTATATAGAAAGAAAAAAGTTGCCAATAATAACAGTATATCAAATAAATTAAATATAAATATATAATTTATTTAATTGGATAATAATATTGTTGTATAGTATTCATAATTATAATACTTTTTAATAAATCATTTTTTATATATTCATTTAAATATTTATTTAATTGAATTGGATTTATATTTTCACAACCATTTAATTTTGGTAAATTATTTTCATAATTTATTTTTTCTAGAATATTAAATATATAGTTATAAATGTTTTTTAATTTAAAATCTTCTAAATTATTTAAAATATCATAATATACTACATAATTATCTAAATTAATATTATTTAAAAAATTATAATTATTATTAAAATTATTTAAATAAGATATTCTCTTTTTTAATATTTTAGTATCTATATTTAAAGCATATTTATCCATATAATATTTTAAATATTATTAATAAATAATATTAACGGAAATCATTTATATAAATGATGTTCGTCTGATATTAATAATTTATAATCATTACATACCGGTTCATCTAATATTTCATAAAATATATTATTATTATCATATATTTTATCATATACATGAGATTTTATATTATCACTATTAAATAATTTAATTTGTGGATCATTATCATCAAACATATTATATGTTTTTTTATTTTTTTTATTATTATTTATTATTATTCT